TAATGTTATTGTGGCTGGTCATACAAGATTAAAAGCTGCAAAAAAATTAAAACTTGAAACAATTCCGTGTATACGTGCAAATAATTTATCAGATAACCAAATAAAGGCATTTAGACTAGCCGATAATAAAGTCGCCGAAAAATCTTTTTGGGATTTAGATAAATTAAATGTTGAATTAGAAAATATAAATTTTGACATGAATGAATTTGGTTTTAATGAATTTAATATGAGCGAACCAAATTTTGATGAATTAGAAAAAACGATAAAGAGAAAAACGATGATGAAGAAAAATTTGTAGTTAGAATTTCCTTTCCAAGTTATAAAGAGTGGTGGGAAATAGAAAACGAATTTAGAAGTTTAGTAAAAAATACGAAAGCGACCGTGTATATAGAAAAAATATGAAAATTAACATAGCATCAAAAAAGGCAGTAAGATATGCTTGTATGAAATTTCATTATGCTAAAACTGTGCCTATCCCAAGATATTCATTTAACATTTTTAATAATAAAAATGAGTGGTGTGGGGTAATTATGTATGGACGAGGTGCAAACTCACACATTGGGAGTCCGTTTGGTTTATACCAAGGGGAAATTTTAGAATTGACAAGGGTAGCTTTAAACGGTAAACAAGAAAAAACAAGCCAAGCCGTAGCAATGTCGTTACGTAAACTACATAAAATGGTACCACATATAAAAATGGTTGTAAGTTATGCCGATTTAGATCAAAATCACGTTGGTATAATATATCAAGCAACAAATTGGATATATTTAGGAAAATTTAATGAAAATCAAAAAGGTGCCTATATTTTTCACGGTAAAAAACATCACACTCGTATTGCAGGTATATTGGGAATAAAATCTAATATTGAATCGGTAAGAAAATATATAGACCCCAGGGCTACACAATTAATTACAAAAGGTAAACACAAATATATTTTTGTATTTGATAAAATTTTAAGAGAAAAATTGTTAGAAAAAGTAAACCATATCCTAAAAGCTAATATTTATATGCGTATGTAGTTTAATAAAAAACATATTATATTCATTAATAAAATGGCGGTTTAAATCCGGCCCATACGCTCCATTTTTTTGTTAACAGTTAAGATATTTTAGTAGTTATATTTAAAAAGGTTTAATAATTTATGAAAGAAATGAAAATTGAATATATCCCTTTAGACAAAATAAAACCATACGAAAATAACCCAAGAATAAACGACGAAGCTGTTAAATATGTAGCAAACTCTATTAAAGAATTTGGTTTTAAAGTGCCGATTATAATTGATGAAAATAATGTTATTGTAGCTGGTCATACTAGATTAAAAGCTGCTAAAAAACTAGGATTTGAAAAAGTCCCATGTATTCGTGCGGATGATCTTACGGAAAATCAAATTAAAGCATTTCGTTTAGCTGACAATAAAGTTGGTGAGATTGCAACGTGGGATTTTAATTCTTTGGCGGTTGAGTTGGCCAATATTGAAAATATTAATATGAGTAATTTCAATTTTGAGCCATTAGATGTATCACCTGATGATTTTGGAAACAGTTTTATTTTGCCGGATGGTGAGAAGCCTGAAATTTGTACAATGACTTTTACAGTACACGAAAAACAGAAGGAACTTATAGAATATGCTATAAATTTGGTAAAAGATGAGGTTGTAGAGACGTTTGGAAACTCCAATAAAAACGGCAATGCTTTATATGAGGTTGTAAAACAATGGGCCGAGCTAAAGAAGTAATAATGAAAGTTATACCGTCGAAAATAGCTAATGATTTTATAAAAAAACATCATTATTCAGGCAAGGTAGTCCAAAAATCATGTCTACATTTTGGAGCATTTTTAGATGGCAATTTACATGGTGTTATGAGTTATGGACCGTCATTGGATAAATCAAAGATTTTGGGGCTCGTGAAGAATACAGGATGGAATGAAATGTTGGAATTAAACCGCATGGCATTTGACGATTATCTGCCGCGGAATAGTGAAAGTAGATGTATCTCTCAAAGCATCAGATTGATAAAGAAAAATGCGCCGCATATCAAATGGATTATATCTTTTGCAGATGGTTGCTCTTGCGGAGACGGGACAATTTATAGAGCAAGTAATTTTGTTTTAACGGATATCAAGCCAAATAAAAACCTTTGCGAATTACCGAATGGAGAAAAGTTGCACAAAATGACACTTGAAAGTAACCCAACATCACCGCGCAAGGAACTTGGCGGGAAATGTTATTACGATATTACCGGAAACAAGTATGATTGGAAAAAATATGTTGAATTTGTTGGTGGAAAAATTTTGACGGGATATCAATTACGATATATGTATTTCATTGATAAAAATGCAAGGAAAAAATTAACCGTGCCCGAGATACCGTTTTCAATGATTGATGATATTGGTGCCGGAATGTATAAGGGACAAAAAATCTCACGTGCCAAAAGATGTCAGGAAACATTCGGAAATTCTAATACAAACGGCAATGCAACTTATGAGGTGGTAAAACAATGGGAAGAGCAAAAGAAATTGTCATGAAGGTTATTCCATCGAAAATAGCAATTCCGTTCGTAAAAAAACATCATTATAGCGGGAGTGTTGTTTATAATAGCAAACTTCATTTTGGGGCATTTTTAAACGGTAAATTACATGGTGTTATGAGTTACGGGCCATCAATGGATAAATCAAAGGTTTTGAGCCTTGTGGAGGGAACAGGATGGAACGAAATGTTAGAATTAAACCGAATGGCATTCGATGATTATTTGCCAAGAAATAGCGAAAGCAGATGTATCTCACAAAGTATCAAATTGATAAAGAAAAATGCGCCGCAGGTCAAATGGATTTTATCATTCGCGGATGGATGTTCTTGTGGCGATGGAACAATTTATAGAGCTAGCAATTTTGTTTTAACCGGAATAAAGAAGAACACAGGAATGTGTTTGTTGCCGAGTGGTAAAAAAATACATGAGATTTCGTTTAAAGCAAATCCAACGGTTCCCAGAAAGGAATTAAACGGGAGGTCGCTTTATGATATTTCTGGTGGAAAATACTCAAGAAAAAAGTATCTCGAGGCAGCGGGTGCAAAATTATTAGAGGGATATCAATTGAGATACATTTATTTTATTGATAAATCGTGCAGGCAACGTTTAACCGTTCCGAAAATTTCTTTTTCAAAGATCGACGAAATTGGTGCTGGAATGTACAAGGGACAAAGAATTTTACGCGCTGAAAGAGTCCAGAAAATATCCTAAAAATTAATATATACATGCGTGCATAGTTTAACAAAAACATATTACATTGCTTTATGGAGCATACACGAGTGGAGCACAAAAAGGGGGATAAAAAAATAAAAAAATAGATTTAAACGAACAAGCGCGTGAAATTATTAAAATTGCTGAAGAAAGCGGCGTACAATCGAACTTTTTCTTTTTAACTACTTTTAAACGATATCAAGTACAGTTAAATATTTTGAATAACCTCGAAAAAAACATGAAAGAGGAGGGTATGCTTGTTAGTAAAGAATATGTAAAAGGTAGAAAAAATTTATATTCGAATCCTGCCGTTGCGGAGTATAACAAGACAACAGATATTGCAAATAAAACAGTGGCTACGCTTATAAAAATTATAAAAAGTTTTAATGTAGAGGAAACAACCGAAGAGCTAGATCCTTTGTTAAAAATGATAAACGGTGATAATGAAAACGATTAATAATAAAGCTTATAAATTTTGTAAAGAGGCGGTCGATTTAAAAACCACACCGAAATTTGTCCGCTTACAAATGAAGGATTTTATAAAAATCTGTGAAGGAGATAATGACAAATATATCGTATGCGATAAAAAATAAAAAACTAGAAAATATATTAAAATTGCTGATAATGCCTAAAGGCCTTAAAGCCGGTAAAACTCTTTATGAATGTACTACCGGGCATCAGTGGCTTTTTTATATTGCTATTTTATGTACTGTATATAAAGAAAATACAGAAAAACGCAAATATGAAACGGGGGTTTTAGAAATATGCCGTAAAAATTTTAAAACTTACACTATAGCCACGGTTTTTATTTTACTTTTTTTAACGGAGCCGCGTTTTAGTAAATTTTATTCTGTGGCCCCCGATGGTGCCTTATCTAAAGAAATACGTGAGGCTATTAGTGAAACGATCAGGTCTAGCCCGTTGGTTTATGAGTTTAAAAATTCAAAAAGATTTAAAATTTTAAGAGATTATATTTTATTTAAACCCACACAAATTCAATATATCCCACTTTCTTATTCTACTAGCAGAATGGACGGTAGACTGCCAAGTGCTTTTATAGCCGATGAAGTTGGAGCACTGCCAAGTAATTATGCGATTGAAGCTATGAGGTCGGGGCAGCTAAATATTCTAAACAAGCTAGGTTTTATAGTATCCACTAAGTATCCTACAATCGATAACCCGCTTGAGGATGAAGTTGAATATTCTAAAAAAGTTTTAGATGGAACAATTAAAGATGAAACTAGATTCAGTCTTTTATACGAGCCTGATAAAACGACAGGTTGGGAAACCGACGATTTAATATTAAAACAAGCTAACCCGGCGGCTTTAGAAAATCCCGAAATTTTTGATGATTTAAAGAAAAAAGAGCTTATGCAATTGCCGTTGAAAGTTCACGTGAAAATTTTGTAACTAAACATTGTAATATTATTTATCAAGGCACAGGAACGGAGTCATTTATTGATGTAAACGATTTAAGAAAATGTAAAACTGCTGGAATAAACTGGAAAGATAGATTAGTTTACGTAGGATTTGATTTATCAGAATGTAGTGATAACACTAGCGTTTCAATAGTGTCGATAGACGATGATGAAAACATTTTAGCCGATAGTTTTGCTTTTATTCCAGAAGGCCGGATAAAAGAAAAAACTATTACAGAACGTGTAGATTATTTAGAACTTTCTAAAAGCAATGAAAAAATAATAACTTGTGGTGATAGAGTAATTGATTATAGTGTCGTTGAAGATTTTATAATGGGTCTCGAAGAAAAATATGGTGTAAAAATACAAGCTATAGGTTACGATCGTTGGAATGCTATGTCGACAGCACAAAAACTTGAAAGAGCGGGGCACAACCTAGTTGAAATAAAACAGCATTCAAGTGTTTTACATCCACCCACTAAGCTTTTAAAAGAAAAATACTTAAAGGTGAGTTTAAATATACAGAAAATAAACTTTTAGAAATAAATTTTCAAAATGCTAAATGTACTTATGACACAAACAAAATCTTTATGTAACAAAGAAAAAATCTAGTGGAAAAGTAGACATGGTAGTGAGTTTAATAAATGCAATTTATCTGCTTGAAAAAGATGTAATTTTAAACCAGATGGACTTTGTAGTTCAAACAATTTAAAGGGGGTAAATTTTATGGTCTGGACAATTTTATCTTGGGTAATGTCAGCAGCTGCTTTAATTGGTACAGTGATAAACGCCGAACAAAATAAATACGGCTTTGCTTTTTGGATAGTTTCAAATTTATACATGGTAATAAGATTTGCTTTTATTGGCGAATACGCGCAAATGACACTCTTTTTTATTTACTTTTTATTGGCAATACGCGGTATTTATGCGTGGAGT